ATGGTAAGTCAGGTAACATGAAACTCAACACCAAGTGTAGCTACTGCGACTTCAGGGAGCACTGTTGGAAGGACAGCAATGGTGGTAAGGGACTGCGTACATTCCTGTATGGTAACGGACCAGTGTATCTTACCGATGTTAAACGAGAACCTAAGGTACCGGAGGTAACACCTAATGCCTGAGATTAATGACACCACTGAAGCCGAAGATCTTCAGCGTATGGAAGAGGAGTACTTTCAAATGTATGTTAACTTGATGGAACAGGACAGCCCGTTGGATTCCCTGACAGATCAGGAGATCTATGAGCGTGAGATAGATCCAGTGCTTGAGCAGCTACGTAGTAATGTCAATGGGCTGGCAGCCACGGACTACCCGTATGCTACCAATGACATCGACAGCCCTGACCACTACACTGCTGGTGGTATCGAGGCTATTGATGTGATCAGAGCTAAGCTGACACCCGAGGAATACCGAGGCTACCTTAAGGGTAGTTCCTTGAAGTACCTGCTACGTGCTAACTTCAAAGGTCAGCATGATAAGGACGTACACAAAGCTGTGTGGTTTGTGGACGAACTGTTCAATGTCACGCCGGAAGCGTAAGCCTAAGGAACCGTATCGTTCCTTGTATGAGGAGGATATAGCTAATGAGATCACACGACTCGGAGGACAGTTCAAGTATGAGGCTTACTCTTACCAGTACACACAAGCCATACGAGCTAACAGAGCAAGGTGTGCCGATTGTGAGTCTAAGAATCTTGTGCGTGAGGGCTGGTATACCCCTGACTTTTTTATGGCATGTGGTACAGTCATTGAGGCGAAGGGAAAGTTCACTGCGTCTGACCGTGCAAAGATCAAGGCCGTGGTATCTACGGTACCAGAGCTGGGGGAAAAGCTAGTGCTCATGTTCATGAGGGACAACAAGCTGAACCGTAACGCCAAGCAGCGTTACTCTGACTGGGCCGAGGCCAACGGTATAGACTACGTGGTAGGCACCACACCTAAGGAGGAGTGGCTATGAAAACTAATCCGATGAGGATACTGTACTTTGATATAGAGACAGCACCAGCCGAGGCTGTAGTGTTCGGGCTCCGTACTAGGTACATCAATCCCAATGCTGTACGACAGCCGGGGTACACCCTGTGCTGGGCTGCTAAGTGGGAGGGTGAACGTGGTATTATATATGGTGGAAGGGACATCGAGTCTGAAGAGAGTATGGTTATCAGGATGCACCGACTACTTATGGAGGCCGACGCTGTGGTCCACTACAATGGAACCAAGTTCGATATGCCTACGCTTAACCGTGAGTTCATCAAGCTAGGGCTACCACCTGTGTCCCACGTACATGAGATAGATCTACTCAAGACAGTACGTAAGAGGTTCAGGTTTGAATCCAACAAGCTAGACTATGTGTGTCGAATGCTAGGCATCGGGGCCAAAGAACAACACAAGGGCCTCAGCTTGTGGATCGAGTGTATGGAGGGGTGCAAGAAAGCGTGGCGTAAGATGCAGAGTTACAACAAGCAGGACGTAAGGCTACTGCCCAAGCTGTACAAGAAGCTGTTACCTTGGATAGCACAGCACCCCAACGTGGGGCTGTACCGTGAGAGCCAGCTACCTGTGTGTGCTCACTGTGGTAGTACGAACCTTGACGCACTGGATCAACCGTACACTACCAAGACACTTAGGTATCAGGCGTACCAATGCAACACTTGTCAGACCCCACTACGTAGCAACAAGAGTGAGGGTACTGCACAAGGACACCTGACTGTGAGGATAAACTGATGAGTAATAAGGCAGAGAACAAGCGGCTTCTTGGCCTTGCTCCACGCTGGACAGAACTGGTCGAAGAACTGGAAGCCGAGAATGAGCGGCTGGAGAAGCGCGTATCAGATGCTGACGAGTGTATTATGGAACAAGAGAATGAAATCGAATCCCTGCGAGCCGAGAACCAGAGGCTTCGCTGGCTAGTACTGGGGGATGACGATGAATAAGGAGGATGCAATTGTGTACTTGGAAGAAATATATGAGTTCTTGTGCGACAACTATGAAGAGTATGCCGTACCTGACCAGTGGATTAAAGCAATCGAACGTGTTATGGAGGAACTGTAAGTGGACTTATACCAACAATTCATACACAAGTCACGCTATGCCCGCTATCTTCCCGAAGAGAAGAGGCGGGAGACTTGGGAAGAGACAGTAGACAGGTACGTAGCTAACGTGATCGAGCCTCACGTAGGCGCTGGTAACACCAGTGCTGAGATACGTAACGCTATCCTGAGGATGGATGTCATGCCTAGCATGAGAGCCATGATGACGGCTGGCCCTGCCTTAAACAGGGACCACGTAGCTGGGTACAACTGTGCATACGTGCCAATAGATGATAGGAAAGCCTTCGATGAAATCATGTACATTCTATTATGCGGGACAGGTGTCGGATTCTCAGTTGAACGCAAGTATACCAGCCAGTTGCCCGATGTGCCGGACACCTTTTACCCTGCCGAAACAACGATTCATGTTGCGGATAGCAAGATTGGGTGGGCAAGTGCAACCCGAAAACTGGTGTCACTCTTGTACGATGGCTGCGTGGCCGAAATGGATTACTCTAAAGTCAGGCCGGAAGGTACACCCCTTAAGACTTTTGGAGGTAGAGCATCAGGTCCGGGACCCCTTAAAGATCTCCACAACTTCATTATTGCTACGTTTAAGGGTGCCGCAGGGAGGAAATTAAATGACTTGGAATGTCACGATATTGTCTGCAAGATTGCAGAAGGTGTTGTCTGTGGGGGTGTGCGTAGGTCTGCTCTCCTCAGCCTATCTAATCTACAAAGTGAGCGTCTTAGAACGGCTAAGCAGGGAACTTGGTACTATGCTGATCCTCAACGAGCCCTATCTAACAACTCCGTATGCTACACAGAGCGTCCAGATATTAGCGTGTTCATTAAGGAGTGGGCAGCACTCATTGAATCTCGATCCGGTGAGCGGGGACTATTCAGTAGGTATGCAGTTGAGCGGGAGCTGCCAGATCGCAGAGAAAGGGGATATGATTGGGGGACCAATCCTTGCTCCGAGATCGTCCTCAGACCCCGACAGTTCTGTAACCTTACCGAAGTAGTGGTCCGTCCAATGGACGACCTGTCGGATCTGAAGCGTAAGATCAGGCTGGCTACCATCATGGGTACAGCACAGTCGTGCTTCACTGACTTCCGGTACTTGGGTAAGAAGTGGAAGGACAACTGTGAGGAGGAGAGGCTGTTAGGTGTGAGCCTCACAGGTATCATGGACCACCCGGTCCTGTCTACTGTGACTGATACTCTTCCTAATATACTAGAGGAGTTAAGAGATCATGCAATTAAGATCAATGCTAAATGGGCAAAACAGTTTGGTATTGCTCCTTCAGCGGCAATTACGTGTGTTAAACCCTCAGGAACTGTCTCCCAGCTTACTTCAAGTAGCTCTGGAATACACCCGAGATACGCACCATATTATCTCCGAAGAGTTCGACAGCATAAGACTGACCCTATCAGTCAAGTCTTGATAGATGCAGGGGTACCACATGAGACTGATGTTACTAACGAGACACAATGGGTCTTTACTTTCCCGATTAAGTCTCCTGATGCCTGCGTCACGGTGGATGGAATTACAGCTATTGAGCAGCTTGAACACTGGAAGCTCTTCAACGAAGTATACTGTGAGCATAAACCCAGCGTGTCAATCTATGTCCGAGACTCTGAATGGATGGAGGTGGGAGCATGGGTATACAACAACTTCGACCATCTATCCGGAGTATCCTTCTTCCCCGTCGATGACCACAGCTACAGGCAAGCTCCCTATGAAAGGATTGAGCAGCAAGAATATGAAGCTATGGCGCGAGGCTTTCCGACAGCAATCAACTGGGATATTGAAGAAGAGATGGACAGCACTACGTCAAGCCAAGAGCTGGCCTGTGCAGGTGGAGCGTGTGAACTGTAAGGAGATATGCTAATGCCCCTTTATGATTTTAGATGTGAGAAGTGTGACAACACTTGGGAAGCTGTAGTACCAGCAGGTCAGGTGAAGGACTACCCACCGGAGTGCCCGGAGTGTGGCTCTAACTTTACCAAGCTGGTGTGGTTAAGCACACCCAGTGTTGACAAAGCAAAAGACCCCTACGATCTAATCGACGGGGCCTTCAATGATGGCAAGAAAATCTATGCCGGTAAGTATGCGAGGAGCAAGTGATGAGTAATAAAGAGAAGTACTTCTACGAATTGAATGGTAAGCAGGTCGAGGCCAAGGACTTTAAGGTTTACTTCCGTGATGGTACGGAGGAGACTTGGACTCAAGGTCCGGGGAAGCAGTATATGTGGGCTGTTGGTATGACGGGGGAGCTGAACATACAGGAAGCTGTGTTCCATACCAAGTTCGCTGCTAAGATCAGCGAGTCACGCATCCGGTGCTATGCTCACGAAGTATGGGGCGTAGTAGAGGTGCTTGATGATGAAGAATAAGCGAGCTGCTAACCTGTTAGTACCGGCCTATCAGTTCCTAGATGATATGTACGAGATCCTTGAAGAGTACGGTAACGAGTATGCTGTTGCCGTCCCCTTTGAGGCAAGGGATGGTACTGTCAAGGTACTCCACATCATGATAGAAAGCCCGGAGGATGGGCCTCACACCTCATTTCACTGAGGTTACCTGATACAGTAGGCCACCTATCACATCAACAAGAACTTCGTCGTCTGTTAGATCAGGACGACCAGCATAATGGAGAATAAAATGGACGACCTCATGCCAATATGTGTGCAGTATAACATCCTTACAAACACCGGATACGAAGAGACGTATGAGATTGAGACTGAAGTCAGCGTCTCCGAACTTACCCACATCTCTAGTATGGTCAATGATCACTTCGATGCGATGGCCGAATATCTCAATGAAGTGGGGGAGCCCTAAGCTAGCATGAGTCCAAGGGTTCGTCGTGTACGTTGATCCTAGACTCAAGCTCTCTGGCGTAGAGCTTAAGGGATAGGTCGTTGATGGCGAACTTGCGGAGGACGTTGGTTGGGACTTGGAGTTGCTCATCCGGTGTAACCTCTAACAGAACGGGACGCTCTGGTAAACAAAGGGGTGGTTCTGGAGGGGGTGCATGAGCACACCCACTACCAATCGTTAGGATTAGACAAGTTGTCAATACCCTGAAACTCATGCTTGATCTCCTCTTTCTTGACAGGATCTTCTTCCTTGTCTAGCTTTTCTTTAATCTTTGAATGTTCTTCTAACTCATTGAGGAGGTCCGTCTCCCTAGAGCGGAACTCCTCTTGGATCTTCTTCTCTTCTTTCTTGATTGTCTTGGCTTGATGAACCTGAGCTTGTAAGGTATCAGCCTTGACTTTCAACCTCTCATTCTGGTTCTTTAACATTGACATCCTAAGAAAGAAACCGAGGACTGCTATGATAGCAGCCCCGGCTAAAGCTAACTTAGCTTTCAGGTTTAGCCATAGCATTAGGCTTACTCACTATTCCACTATTGGTGACTGCTCTCAGTCCCATGTTTATAATATTGATACCGAACACTACCCAGATTATAGCAGTCTCGGGAAGGACTGCGCCAAGTCCAGCGAACAGTGTAGCTAAACCCTGCGTCATCATTATCAATGCTGACACTAGGTTGAACACCATAGTCTTTGACTGGTACCATTGCTTACTCGTCCTTTGATCCACCACCGGAACCTCCCGTCGGAACCCTAGGGTCCGGGTGCTTAGGCTTAGGTGCTTCCGCACCTTCCAACCTCTTCTTCTGTACTAAGTAATAGACACCATATCCTACTACCACCAAAAAACAAAATCCTACAAAGGTCATCATCCCCTCCTCGGTTCCTTCTTCTTAAGGAAGCCTAGCTTACGCAGCTTCCGGATTAACTTACACAGTTGACATTCCATAACTTACTCCACCAATGTATGTGCTGTAAGGCTGAACGTGACACTGCTGCCAGTATCAGCGATCTCTCTTACGGTTACAGTAGCGGTACCATCCAGACCACCGGCTACTGAGGTAGTCCATGTCCAATCAAGGGTACTGCTGATAGTGTACCAGTTCCCCGCACCAGTAGGTGACGAGGACGTAGAGGTAGGACCATCCCCTGTGTCAACTACGAACTCTGCCTCGTAACTGTCACCCACAGTAGCGGTCTGACAGGGGCTACTGATCCAGCCACCAGACCCGCCCCCACCTTGGGTGTCCCATGTACCATTCCTTAATAGACGGAACCGTACCTGTGCAGTACAAGGGTCGGTACACTCATCAGACATATTAGGGCTTGCGCCTGATAGTACGCAGCTAGTCCCTCTACCTAAGACAAAGAAGCCTAGCATTATGCGTAGTCCTGTCCGACATCACCGTACCACGTAGTACCAGCGTCCCATGTACGCATGACTACGATGTCTACGTCTCCGTTAGTAGTGGAGATGGTCGGGGCTGTACCCCCATCAGGCCACAATACAGCAGCCGGGAAGGTTACAGTGTACGCACTGGCACCCTGCGTGATCTTCCAGATACACTCACCGTAAGTACCAGAGGCCGGTGGGTTAGATAGTGTAATACTAGTGATGTTCTCAGTTAGGGTAGTCTGGAACGAGTTACCGGCGGACAGGTCAAGCGTGATAGCCCCAGAACTAGAGGACGGGGAGGTAGAGGTGATACCGTAGTCCTCCAGCTTAGGTCTGTCAAGGGTAGCATCAGCCATGTTGATGCCACCACTCATGGTCCATAGACCAGAGACAGTCTCGGCAGCACTCTTATCAACTAGATTAGCTTCTGTGATACCACCGTAGCTGGTTGCTGTGATAGCACCAGTGATACCAATGGTACCCGTACCGTTGATTGTCTGGCTATTGAGATCAAGGTTGCCACCAAGCTGAGGAGTAACGTCCTCTACTACGTTAGATAGTCCACCACCACCAGCAGCAGCTTCCAGTCCTATCTCACCAGTACCGTGGTCGTACGTCAGTACGTAGTTGTCCTGCCCAGCACCTACGGTCTGGTCTACGTTGAACACGTAGTTCCCTACCGTAAAGGCTGTGATGCCTGTCAAGGCTCCCTCTACAATAGCTTCAGTAACAATAGTACTCAGAGCACTGTCTACCCAAGCACTACCGTTGTAGTACAGAACGTCACCACTAGCAGCACTGGTGATAGTGACATCAGAGAGATCATCCACGCTCGCTATGCTGGCAAGGCTAGCGGCTGCTAGCTGAGCGTAGGTAACTGCGTCCTGATTATTAGTACCATCCGTAAGGTTGGTGATCTTGTTGGAATTCATGTCCAAGTTGGCACTCATCGTGTTAGGAGAGGTACCATCCCTAGACAGAGTATTCTCTAGTGCTGCTTCGATCAACGTATTGTTAGCGTTGTATGCGGCAGCAGCAGCGTACCCCGATACTAAGTCGGTGAGTGATAGCTTAGCCATTAGTTACATTCCCTATCTTCTGGTTTCATCGTACATAGTACGTCGATTAGTTCATTAAGTTCGGCCTCTAAGTAGGCCCGTACAGTATCGTCATCCGTATCCTGTAAGTCCCGCCGGATCTCCCTGATCTCTTGCTTAATAAGACGGATCTCGATTCTATCAATGTCAGCAGCCCAAGCGATGTTGGTAAATAACCACAACATAGCCGTACCTGTGGTTACTAGAGCTGCCCATATACTTGCTATGTTGAAGTCTAATTTCACGGTTTGATATCTCCGTGGTTCCACCTGCGGGAACCGTATATATCAATCTCCCTTACCCGTTCTTCCAGTGTCTCAACCCTACCCCTAAGGTAGGAGTTCTCTACTGCTAGCTCCGAGTGTTTGTCCTGATCCACAGACTGGTTAGCCTCTATCTGCTCTCGGTTATACGTCGTAAGCTCTGCTATGGGAGCGGTTAACATCGTAGCAAACCCACCTAGTACCAGTACAAGGACTGATACCATACTGACCATAGGCCCGAACGGGAACTGTCTGTTCTGGTGAGTCATGAGCTGGTCTATAGATGTCCTGATATATTGAATATCAACTTGCAGACCAGCTACGTCTGCTTCTAGACGTTGTACTCGTACCCAATTGTCAGCGTTCGTTGTCATGGTATTACTGTCCGGTGTCTGCATTCCAGTACTTCCCTGTTCTCATCTGTTCAGCTAGTCTATCAGCCCGCTTGCCTACTTGTCTAGCCCATTTAGAGTCCAGCATTTCCCTAGCTGCATCCTCATAATTGCCAGCCTTCATGGCTGCCAGTGCGTTAGTGAAACCTCGTACGCGAGACGGTCCCATGTTAAAGATCATCTCTATCAGTACGTCCTTACGTGGTTGAGACAGAGAATCGTAGAAGCTGTAGTTCCTAGCGTATTGCTCGGCCTTGAGGATAGACTCCTCAAGCCAGTGCTCAGCTAGAGCCTCGTCTATCTCCAACTCCTGTAGGTTCTCTCCATATCCTATGGTCCAGACACCCACGCTATCCTGATAAGCTTTGAGCCTCAGTCCCTCGTGTAGCTTAACCGATTCCAGTAGTTTACTCATAAGCCTTCTCGTAGATCTTACCCTTTACTAATTGATTAAACAGATCGTCAACGTCGATGCTGTCTACGTCAGTCCAGTCATCTTCGTAATCGTACTGCATCCCTGTCCCCTTGACAACGTCATGGTGAAGGGCATCGTCAGCATCCCACACGTACACGTTACCGTTGACATCGGTGATTACTCGGACTCCCGGTACATCATCTTCCCTAACGTCAGGTCTACGGTAGAAGTTCCTGAACTTATCACGAGCCCACTTATCAAACTCTTGCTTGGTCGGGTTCTTAAGTATGTCTATCTTTACAGGACCACCTGCACCCCCGGCACTGGTGGGTAGATCAACCTTATGTAGGCCATGATCCCATGAGCCTACCGTTTCCTTATTCTTCTGGAATCTTTGAAGATCTTGAAATGCTAGTTCATTGATCTCTTCATCCGTTAACTCCGAGTCTGACCCTCTCCACATCCTCTTCCTTTGATTGAAGTAGATGTCATCAGATCTAGGGGAGTAGGTCTGTTGCATACTACTGCCTCGTGCTCGGATGCCGTAGTTACCATGTATGTACTCATCCTTAAGAGTACTGATTCTCTTCCTAGTAGTAGGTACTTGAGACTCAGGGCGGTTCGCTGGTTGTCTACGTGCCTTCTTACCAAAGAGCTTCTCGATAGCTTTGTCTAACTTATAGCCTGCACCTCTGTCAGCTCCATCATCCAGCATATCCCATGCACTGTAGCCTAACGCTTCCATCACTGGCTCGTGCATACCTTTCTCAGCATCCCATACAACCAAGTCTCCGTCTGGTGTCCTTACCCAACGTACTTCCTCTATGTCTCGCCCTGCCCACCTGCGAAGCATAGCTTCGTCGGGGTTCTTCAGAGCTTTCATCTTAGCGTTATCTCCACCCCAGTTGATCCACTCCAACTCTATCTCACCTTTAGGAGTAGCCAAAGCTTTGTCCCTTGCTCTATTGACAGCAGCGTCAGCTATAGCCATAGGCTCTATCTCATCATCCGGAAGGTCTGGATCTTCCTTCTTCAGTGCTGCTCTCGCCTCTGCTAAGTAGTCCTTCTTGGGTGGTTCTTCACTCTGTGGGTTAGGTGTTTGTTTTTTTTTAAGGTAATTCTCTCGCTTGATCTTGAGCTTGAGTTCCTTATCCGATAGCTTCTTAGCCTCGATGCCCAGCTCACTGGCCTTGTTCATCAGCCACTCGTCAGACTTGTACTTCATAGGCTCACCGTGCAGCAGCTTGTTGGCTGCTTCACGCACAGCTCCGTTACCCGGTCTCTTATTGAGAAGCTCGTCTATCGCCATCTCCTCAGTAAGGATACCCTCGTAGTTAGAGTAGTGATCCTGCCCCGGTACCTCTACCGTGGGCTTAGGCTGCGCTGGGAACAACTCCTCTGGGGTACCTACCTGCTGTGTACCCTCGGGTAGACCACCGGGATTGACACGCTCCTCAAAGGATGAGTCCATAAGTCCACCTTCCGTACCCCCACGGGTACTCAGGGTACGCTGGGTATCCCGGCCACGGTCAAATACCGGGCCTTCAGGCTGGAGCGGATCAGAACGTGGGGCTTCCTTAAAGTCCCCTAGTACGGTTATACCGTCCTCTACCTCTACGTTCATCTTATCCGCCTCGTCCCACGGTGCACGTTCCGGCTCACCCTTCATGTAGGACTCCCACTTGTTACCCTCGGTAGCAACTCTAAAGCGACCATCGGCATCCTGTACCTGATTCAGACCCCTAACGGGAGCAGTCGGGTCATAGTCGGGGCCAAAGAGTCTCTCAATGTACGGTGGTAGGTCCTCATAAGTCCACGCTACCTCATTAGCGTACGCCCTAGCCATCTCCATACGTTTCTCTGGATTCTTTTCACGCATCATCCACAAGTATTCTTGCATCCTAGCGGCTTGCTCGTCACCCAACCTACCGTATATGTTCCTTGACATATCGTAGATCACTTGGTTGTCGATCTTCCGAGCAAAGATATCAACAGCTTCCTTACCTCTCTCAGAGCCAGCCACCATATTGATGATATTCTGTACATCGGCTTCATACCGATCTCTCCTAGCCCTATGGGATACAGACATAGCACCGTCAACCTCACCCCTAGCCATTGTAGCACCGTTTCGGATATAGGACCTCAGGAGATCCTCGTCTACATTACGGAACTGGCCCTTTAAGATGTCAAAGAACTGTGTAGAACCCACAACATCCACACCCTCCCGTGCGTACTGCTCTACTAGCAGAGGTATGGCACTGGAGAGGTACCCATTGACAGACTGCTGAATTAGTTGCTCGTAATAGCGGGAGCTTCCACCACCAACCCACTGGTTGTTTGCCGAGAAACCGTGACGGTACTCGTGTATCATGACCTGTTCCAGTTTATCTCGCATAGCTTGCTGAGACATGGGTCTTTGTCCGGGGTAGTCCCTACTGGGCCACCCACGTACCTCAGCCGTACTCTTCTCCCACTGGGGCTGACTCCTCATCACTGCCCCACCAGTACCCGGCTCTGCCCCGTTAGTGGATACCTGCCACCAGTTACCGTCCTTGTCCTGTACTCTGTAGCCACCGTTACCCATGATATCTTTACCATCGGGTATCTTCTCTAGCGAGAACGTGGTGTTGAAATCACCGTACTCCTCACCATAGATTTTCCTAAGTTCGGGGTGATCCCATATATCTCCTGTCCTCATGGAAACTATGGTGTGGTTCTCCGTTGCTGTGTTAGCACCTTCTATCAGAGCATCGTCAATGGCAAACCAGTTGAAGGAAGCCTCGCTAGAATCAACGAACATCTGAAGCTCATCGTTAGGGGTGAGACTCCAGCCCGTTTCAGCGATCATCTCAGAGTGGGTCATCTCGCCCCTCTTCACTAGTTCAGCAGCATACTGAGCATCGTTGTAGTTCTTGTGGGCGTTCCTTACTTGTTGGGTATCGTTGCCCAGTGAGGCTACGTACTTAGGGAATCCTGTCTTGGCACCAATGAAGATAGCGGCTTTAGCCGTAAAGTTTGCGGGTGGTTGCAACAACGAACCAGCAATCCACTCAAGACCCTCGGGTTCCTCTTCAAACACGTTCTTCATTATCCAGTCAGAGCTGACTGGGATCTTCTTGAAGTCCGGCATACCCTCTAACCAACTATAGTCACCCCCATTACTGAGCCCTAAGTTGTCAGTCACCCACCAAAAGGTGTGTGCTGCTATTACAGTAAGGTCTACAGGAGCACCCGCTATGCCAGAGACGTAAGCCTTGCCTGTTTTCTTCAAAGCAGGCTTAACATTGCGGGCTACATCCTCTGTCCAGAACTCTTTGTCCGATACTGCCCCGGCATAGTCCACAATACGGGGCCATACGTCCTGTTTCCAGTACTCAGTGTCGAATAAGGCACTCATAAGAGAGATAGGGTCTACGCTCCTATTAGGAGAGAACCTTTCTTGGGATTCACCCATAGCTTTATCCAGTTCACGGGAGCGATTAATGATCGCTTGATCCGTAAGCCGGCGTTCAGCGTAAAAATTCTGCCTATTAGGGGCAATGTCAGCCATTATTCACCTCGGTTAGCTGGAAATAGCAGGTCGAGACCCATGTTTTTGTACGTTATACCGTACGCTGGTACGTCAGCGTACTGATCTTTGTAGAAATCTACGTGTGCTTGGAACCTGAGCAGGTTATTCAGCCTCGTTTCAATGGCACGGGCTGCTTCGTCCAGTTCTCTGCGGGTACGACGCAGCTCTGAGGGGCTTGCACTCCTCAGGCTAGCCTCACGGTAGCGTGTGGTGTCCCTTGTAAGGACCTCATTCTCAGCATCGTTCCTTAGTTTGATACGTATCTGACCCTTATCTAGGTTTTCGTGCGATACGTAGACTAGGGAACTCAGTGGTACCCCACCAAACTTCCGATCTAGGTCACTAGCAAGACTAGCGATCTGCCCTCGCATCCCACCGTTAGGCATACTAACGATGTAGTCTGACAGTTCCTCACCTAGAGCAGCGATAGCGACAGCCTCAGGGGGCTGGTTCGGGTTAGCCCTGATAGCCACTACCTGATCTACCACATCGGTACCACCGTACAGCTCAGCTACCTTATCAACGGTAGACTGGGCGTACTGATTGCCCGTACGCAGCTCGTTAACGTGGGCTACCTGAGCACCCATAGAGGGGAAGAGGATGGATTCCTCGGGCCTACCAATCTCGGTGTACACCTGATTAGCTCCAGCGTCCATGATTACCGCTGTCTCCAGCTTACGGATAGCGGTCTGGCCCTGCTCCTGATCCGTACCCCCACCATAGGGGGCTCCCTCAGCGTTGTCCTTATTACGCAGGATACCCCTCCGGTACTCCTCGGGGTCTACCCTCTGAGCCCTGTCAATACCCTCAGCCCCAAAGGTGAGGGAGTCTACGATGTACTGTTCCAGTCCGTCGATGGTAAGGTCACCCATCTTGTTCTTCATCATTACGTCCTTAAGTCCGATGACTTCGGCGTACTCCAGAAGAGGACGGATCTGTTGCATACGCTGGACCATCTTGTCCTGCTGGGGGAAGTTCTCCCGCCACTTAGTCTGGCGTACCTCGGACTCAATCTGCATGAGCTTAACAAGGTCGGGGTTCTCAGCCATGCCTTCGAAGGCTGCCTGCCACCTGTCAATGTACCCTATCTGGTCATTGAGCATAGCAATGGTGTTCTTACCACGATCCGAGTTACGAGCACTCGGGGGTATGTTAGCCTTAATCATCTCAAAGTTAGCCTTGTACTGCTCAAAGCCTTGGATAGCTTCCTGTGCGCCACCCTGTTGCCACAGGTTATAGATCTCCATCTCGTCAGAGGATGCCTGACCGTTAGCGATCTTCTTGGCAATGCCTGCTATCTCTACCCCTTGGGCCTGTACGGTCTTAAAGTACGAATCCACTGCGTTAATGTTCTTACCGATGGACTCCTGAAGTACCGCTGCCCCTGTCTCCAGATTAAACTCTGCTCCTACGTCGATAGTGTTGAGCATAAAGATCCGGTTGTTCATAAGGGTATCGGCATCTTCCTTCTCAAACCACTTACGTACGAACTCGGGGGAACCAAACGGAACGGAAGCCGGGATACCGAACCCACCCTCAGAGGGTCGTCCGTATCCCTTCTCAAAGATCAGATCCATCTGCTTCCTAGACTGAGCACCGAGGCTACTAGCCGACTCATCGTACATACCCAGAGCATCGAGGTCTGGGTTGAGTCCCATGAACTCGTTGAACTCGTTCTTGAACCTATCGGAGAGCGATGGGTTCTTCTTTAAAGCCTCGTACGTGAGCCTTTTGGCCTTGTTAACTACGGCAGCACGGACAGACCCAGTAGCCTGAGAGGCTTGGGCCTGATAGCTA